TACTTCTTTCATTGGCTTAACTTCGAGTAATTCCTTCTTTATATTTCCCTGTTTATCCTTATAAATGATTAAAAAATCTGGATAATACTTGTGTATCTTGCCATCAGTTGGCTTCAAATATGGGATGGCAATTTCTTCAGATGCGTATCTTAGAATTGATGGGTTAGTATCAAAAAATTTTAAGCATTTTAATTCCCAACTTGATCTGAAAAATATATTGTTTGGATTGCCAATATATTTCTGAGGATTTCTAGGAATAAATCTACCCTTCATTGTTCCCATATCTTATGGAGTTCCCAATATTAATGAGGCTTTAATAGCGATTAACATAATCTATTATTTACACGCGCAAAGGCTAAAACCGTAAAAAGTAAAATATTTTTACGGATTTTAAAAATGTTTAATAAGATTGAATGTTTGGTCCGGGTCCAGATGTCTCGACTTTGGTAGGATTGGTACCGGCGCTGTCAACTGCTACTCCAGGAGAAGTTCTCGCAAAGGTTTGATTAACTTTTCCGGAAACTGCATTCCCTAAAATATTTTGCCCAATTCTTTTTGTAGTTGCTTCAACACCAGGTAATTGCCTAGGTAATTTAATTTTGTTGACAGTATTTGAAATGGCCGTATTGGCGACAGTGTTTGCAATTTTCTTACCGATACCGAGCGCCAAATTGGTTAATGGGCCTGCAGGCTTATCAGGCCCGGCAGTAGGTGATGGGGCGGGAGGGCCAAAAATTTGTCCGCCGCCATTTAAGTCAAGTGCAGACCAATTTTTTATGCCCGCTTGCTCAGTTGAAACCATATCAATCGATAAAGCATCATAAATAAATGACACTCGCATCACGTTGCCGGCACCGCCTTCTGCGTCAACATCATCTAAATCGAATAGTTGAATTTTTGGATTTAAAAATGTGAAGACGTTAGTTTTCATGCCATTTTGGAAAATCTGATAAATCTTTAATTTTTCCAGATACACCATCTCTTGAGCGCCACCGTCACGATAAGCTAAATGACCAGAAGAAGCTGCATAATAATTTCCAGCATAACGATCATTTGGACTTGTGAAATTCATGCCCTGTTCTTGAAAATTTTGTGGCGAAAAAGCAGCAGGACTATTCAGCGTTTTCATTCTAGCCATCGGGGAATGAGCTCGGCGATATTCTTCAAAAAAGGATAATACCTCATTCTGCTGATCATCATAAAATTCCATGTTCAGCGGTTGATAATTTATTCTTTTAAGTACTTGAGTTCTATAATTGTAAAAGTTGACTTCTTCATAGTCAAATGTTATTGTTGGGCGATCAATCTGCTTGACGGCATATTCAAAAACTTTTCGAGCATCTTGGCCAACTTTTTGATAAGCTGGAGCAAATGTGAATTCGACCTTAAAGAGAAAACGGTGTTTTGGCGCGTATTTGACCATCTCTGAAGCATACAGAGATGATTGAAAGCCATTATTTCTTAAATTTGTAGCTAAAGCTCCTGGAGTAACGCTATTTGGGCCACCTGCAGGTTTTCCTATATTGCCTAATTTTTTTCCAATTTGCATCCGTCCAAATTCATCTACTTGCGCAGAAAAAATATCTGATGCCTGTTTTTCTAAAGAAATTTTATTATTAGAAAGTAATTTTGAAATGTCGGCCATAGGATTCTTTTAAGAGTTCACTGATCTATATTTACACAAATTAACTATTTTCCAAAATCACATTTTTGGTAGATAAAATAATAGGACTCACACGAGTCCTATTATTGGTTTTAAATCAATTAAGCTTAGATAGTACCGCCAATAGCAGAACCTAAACCTTGACCAAGAAGTTCTTGACGTGCATGATCGAACTGAATTGTCAATGAAATCTGAGCTGCTTCAGAAGCTGAGTAATCAAGATCATTCCAATCTACAGCCTGAATGAAACAACCTTCAACTGTCCAGCGCTCAACAACACCTTCATTACCATCAAGCATTTCGAGTAATGTCGCAAACTTATAACCAGAAGCTGTTGGCTCGGAATTTAACCAGTTGCCATTTGCAAGATCAGCACCAATTAAACGTTGTTGTGTCTCAAGCTGACCCTGAATCACGAAAGCGGCGGCGCCAGTGATATCATCTTCAATTGTCAATGAGAGTGGTGACCATGTGTGTTTACCGGCAACATAAGCGCGTGAGTTATAACGATCTAATTGCACAGTCTCAAATTCAAGCTGTGGACGTGAAGCATTAATGACCTGAGCTTGTAAATCTCTGCCATTGTTTCCAGCGAGGCGAGCAATACCAACAAACTTCACCTGAAAGCGGTGTTTGAGTTTTGGTGCCAGGATACCATTTCCTGAACCTGGAATACCAACTTGTGTGAGGACTGCCATATTAATATCTCCATTTAAACGAATAGGTTTCAGTTACCTGAATTCTGATATCTTATTTATCAAAAAACTAAAAATATTACTAAAAGTTTTGCGAGGGAAATGAAAAAGGGAGCAAATTGCTCCCTTTTACTAATCAAATTAATGATTATTCAGCACCAGTTGCCAAAATAGTAATTGGAATATAAATGAATTCAGCTGCCTTCACTGGACGGACTCCAATTTCTATCCACAATTCATTTCTGTCAATTCTGGTTGGCGTGTTATTTGTTTCATCGCAAACACTGACGAAATCATATAAACCACGCTTAATCAGAATATCATTCAGGAACCCATCGACCGCACTCTTAAGATTATCGCGGGTGATAGGATCATTTGGTTCGAACACGAATGGCTGAGCACCTTTGCGTAAATTGCGCTTGATGTACATCATCAGACGTGAAACGTTTACACGGTCAAGCGCTGAAGCGGCAGTAGCGGATGTCTTCTGTCCCCACACCAACATACCACGGCCAGGGAAGAAGCATAATGGGTTGATATTCTTAAATGATTCATAAAGATTATCACGCTGACCTGAGTTCAGGTTTGTTTCAACGAAGGTTGTAGCTGAACCAAGTGTTCCAGACACATAACCAAGTTGACTTACGCCAGTGATTAAACCACGTTGTACGCCAGCTGGAGCAAACCAAACATAGGCCTGATTGTCGCTGTAAGCATATGTGCGGAGAGCGATACCTGATGGGGCACAGACAACGTCTTTACCATCCAGGTTTGAAGCAAGACCCCATGGATAGTAGTAAGCAACTGAAGAGCTGCTCTTACGATCTGAGGTGAGTGACCATTGTGCAACTTGCTCTGGTGTCTTATCATTTGGAGTATCAGCGATCACGAATGCTTCATCATTCACGCTGGTAGAAAGAGCTAGTAATTCGTCAACTGCCTCAGGATAACCAGGGGCGAGAATTAAGTTGTACTCATACAGTTCTGAACGAACTTCCTGGTTTGAGTTGATTTCAGCTTGGAGAGCTGTTGCGATAGCGACGCGCTTAGCGGCATCGTTGGCGCCAAGAGGATCAGAGATTGTTTTTGTAGCAATTGTAACTTCAAAGGTATCTCCAGCGGAGAATGCCACTGAACCTGAATTGATGATAAAGGTGATGTAGTTGTTGTCATATGCTACGTTAACTTGGCCACCGGTGAATGGGCCACTTACTGAACCAGTAACTGTGAAGTTGTTGGCATCGGTAAATTCAAGTGTCCATGTTTCTGGAACAACTAAAGCGTCAATGCCTAAATTGTTTAAGAGACCATTGCCTGTTGTTGGTGTTCCGGCTGTGCCGTTGTAGCGACCAGAATGATTCAATGAACCAGCCACGAAACCATTTTCACGGTACACGAAGCTTAATGTGAATTTGTCGCCAATCGTGAAGGCAGTTGAACCTGAGGATAAATTGAAGTTAACGCGGGTTGAGCTGAATGATGAACCTGCAGAAACTGTACCAATTAAGCCTGATGCTGAACCTTCGACCGCGAATAAAGCAGTAGCGCCACCTGTTACGCAAGTCACTGTGATTGTTTCAACAATAGTTTTTGCACCAACAGTAACGCCAGAAAGAACGCCATTGCCCACGCCTGAGTATGTTGGTGTAGTTGGGGCAATTTTAACTGGAACGTCTTCAGTGAGTGATAGATCAC